CTTTGTGATTAGATCAATTATAATCATAATTAACTTAATCACAAAGACAAAAGGTGCATGGTAATTGTAAACCCTACACCTTTTTTCCATATGAATAAGCAAATCCTGTAATATCTTCACCATTTTTAATTACCTTGACTTGAAAACCGTATTTGTTAATTTTATTAAACCTTTCAACAGCTTTATTGATGAAATTATTTCCTTCATAATGAGTAAATCTGTAAATATCTTTGTCTGTTTTATTCCTATAATCCCAACCTTCATTAATCAAAGTTGGAACATAAGCGCCTTCGTGGTCTGCTAAATCTTTATCAAAATAAATTTCTATAGACCATTCATTAATTCCTGTTTTAATAGGATTAGACATCCTTAAAGAACTTTTAAATCTATATGTACGCTCATATTGAACAGGATCATAAGAATCGTAATATTTATCAATCTCATCTTGAATTAAACGTTCTAATTGAATTCCTGCTTCATGCAATTTTTGTAATAATATTTTTTCATTTTGAGCAAAGAAAATATTTTGACCTTCTTGTGTCTTAATAAATTTTTCTAAATCTTTAATTGTTTTGAATGTTTTTACCATTTTTATCACCGAACATATAGCGAATTGTGTCTGAATTTTTCAATTCTATTTTCTTAAAATGTTCTTTAATTTTTTCGCCTAAATAATTTTCCATAAATTGATTAGTTGCAATTAATTTAGCGACATAATCAAACACTTTTTGAATTTCAATGGGTGAGAAAATATCCTCCATTAGTAAAGAATATAGGCTTTTACCATCTATTTGAAAATCAATTATATCTTCTAATTCATCCATTTGTTTAATATATGTATTAGCTTTTAATTGTTTTCCAAAATGAGTAAAATGTCTAATAATATGATAATTAATAAAATGTCTAAATAACTCTGGAGAATCTTCGACTCCTTCTGGAATAGTTTCTAGTGATTTTTGAATAAACTTAAACATTTTTTCAATTTCAGTATGTGGGAAAATAGGGTAGAAAGTAATAGTTTCACCAGTATCTAATGTATACTGCTCAGTTTGTCTAACTTGCTTGGCACGTTTTTTAACTTCCGAAAATTTTAAATCAGTATTTTTATTTGTCATTAATAGCCCTCCTTGTATTCAAAAACAAAATAAACATTCAACTTAGTTTTTCCATTATCTGTTCCAATCACATTATACTTAGCTTCTGTATATCCAATATTCATTATTTTCATTTTTATTACTTGGTACATCTTTTATTACAATACCTTTCATATGTACTTTTTATTATATTTATTTTATAGAAAATGTCAATATAGTATTGTTTATGTATTAATTATTAATTTATTTTTAAATCTATATTAGCAAAAATACTATTACGTTCTTCTTCAAAATCTCGTAGATCATAATGACGAATAGTTGTTGACACATCGTTATGTTGCGCAACAAAACGACTTACAAGTTCTAATGGAACTCCTGACTCCAATAAGAAAGTTATTGCCGAAGCCTTGAAAATATGCACATTTATTCTTCTTCCTAAAATTTCACTCAATACATTTGCACAAAAATAATCTGCCCAAGTTTCATCCATTTGTCTATATTCGCCTTTGTACTTAGTCGTAAATATGTATTCATGATAATATCCACGTTTTTCTACCCATAATTTCATATAATGATACGCTTCTTTATTAATCATGTATTGAATTTTCTTTCCATCTTCACCATGGCCTTTTCCTCTAATTACAGGCGACATAATATGCGGAACACCTTCTGAGAATCCTTGCTCTAGCATACTAGTAGGAAATTGAATAATTTCAGCACGTCTTGCTCCTGTGTTAAACGCAGTAGCTAACCAAGCCATACCTAAATAGTTTTCTCGTTTTTCCAATTCTTCCATCATATATAAATATTCATTTCTTGTAACCTTAACCTTGTTATACGTTTGCGTTTTTGGAATAGTAGGCAATCCACGAGTAAAATTTCTAAATTTATCATAATGTTCAAATCCATATTCACCAACAATAATGTTTTCTATATAATTACAAAATGAGCTGATAACTGACTTTCTAAGATTAATAGCAGAAGAAGACATTTTTCTATCTTCTCGCAAATAAGATAAATAGTTTAAGAAATCACGCTTAGAAATCATATGAAAAGGTTTATTTCTTAATTGAGTATAAATATACCAACCAAATTGTTTAATTACGCTTTCGTATTGAATACGACTCTTAGGAGATAGACCTTGATTTTTAATAAATTCTTCAGAAAGTTGTCTATATTCTTCATTTACTTTTTGAAACATTTCATCTGTTATTTCTGGTAATTTCTTAGCTCTATCTCTTAACATATTCTTTTCGATTTTCTTACTCAACCACATCACTTCCTTTGAACTAATACTAGGCTAAAGCCGTAGTGGTTTTACGCCATTTCCTATAAAAGTATTATTTTATTAATAATTAACAATATTGAAAGGTGTGACATATATATCACACCCCTCTAATTGCTAACTATTTAGTTATGTATTATTTTTTAATTAAGATTTACGTAAAACTTCATATTTTGTACCTAATTCAGTAGTACCTTTTCTAGCAGTTACAGTAAATTGAATTTCAGGAATAAGTGCTTCACCGTTAGTTAAAGACATTGTGAAAGCAGAAGAAGGAGATGCTTCTGGGAAGATAAAGTAGATATCAGAATAAGGTGTTTCAGTTTCACGATCATAGCATAACGTTTGCATTTCTACTCGATATTTAGAAGGATATTTAGAAGCATCAATAGAAATAGCTCGACCTTTAATTTCTTTTAAATAGAACACTTCTAATTCATCGCCATCTTCAGCTTTAAGTGTTTCTACTGATACAACTCCATCTATAGCAGGTAAATCATATTGAGTACCATCAATATCTTCTACACGAACAGTAGTTAAATTTTTCAACTCTTCAGGCAAGTTAATTACTTTATTTCCAGTGCCATCATCTTCAACTTTAACAAATAAATTATCGATAACATTTTCTATTACATCATTTTTGTATTCAGAGCCTTGTAGCAAAGCAAAAAATTCAGGTTTAAATGTAGCTGAAGTAACAGTTAAATTAATTTCTTTTGAACTTTTAATAATATAAGCAGTAGTATTTCCTATTCCACCTTTAATTGGTGTTTCTTCAGCAGTAGCTTCAATAGTAGCAGTTTGAGCATAACCTACTCCAATAATATTTCCTGTTGTCAAAGATTTGAAAAATACTTTTGCAGTATCTTGAACATATAAATCTTTAGCCATTGTTTAATTCCCCCATTTAATTTAATATTTATTATTTATTAAACTCAAAACATATTTCCATATTTTCTATCAAATTCAGAACGCTTCATTGAATTAGTAGATTTATTTTCAAACAAATCAATATGTTTGTCCCAAGGTTCGATATCGACATCTGGTGATACTGTCGCAAATAAAACTGTGGCATTGTGATTGTGAATCGCACACAATCTTGCATACAAAGAATTTATTTGAAATACAGTTTTACCGGCAACTTCTTCGAAGTCATATTTAGTGGATGCAACAATAGAAGTCACAATATCTACAAAGTTTTTTTTACCATTAATTTGTTGTTTAGTTTGTTTACTTATTTCATTCCATTCTTGTATTTCTTCATTTGAGCTAACTTCTTCCTCTTGAAGTAGATTCATATCCATTATTAATTTTCTAAAATACATAAACGATTCTTCATATTCCATAATAGAATATATTACGTCTGCCATTTCTTGATCTGAATATTCATTAACGTCTAAAACCATACGAAATATTTTAAAATAAGAATTTAATAACCAATCCGTATTAGTCACAATTTTATATAAACTTTGTTTTTTAAAGTTTTTAAATTCCTCTAAAAATTTTTCATCTTTTCTTTGTTTGATAAATTCTTTTCTATATAAATAATAAATGTGCAATGTATTCATTGAAATTAAATTTAGTTCAGTAGCATTTCTCCAATACTCTTCATAAGTTAAAAATCTTACTAATCCAAATTCTGTTTTAATAGGTTTACCAAAAATATAAAAATCTCTTTCATCCATATTCAGCACCTACTTTTTCCCAGTGCTATATTGATATACATGCACATATCCTTGATACTGCTGAGGAGCAGATATAGGATCACCACCAATATACTCAAACATCCCCATAGCCCCATTTAGTCTTTCTAAACACAATAGTTCATTTAATCTATCAGAAATGGAATCTAATCTTAAATCACTTAAATAATCCTCATGAACATATATTTGAATTCTAATTTGTTGTTTAGCTAATAAATAACTATTGTAATCAGGTCTTCTTCGACCAGAAGATATGTAAATTCTACATATACCGTCTTTTATAATTTCACTAACTTTTTCACCAAGAACAATTCTTTCATCCACAATATCCCAATAATCATCTCTGTCTTTAATATTAGGGAGGGTAGAATCTAATGGCTCTTTTTTTTCTTTAGATTTTCGTTTAGGTAAGTAATATAACAATCTCAACAATTCTTCATCATTAATTAATATTTGATAAATACTGTTAACAACATCTTTCATTGAACCGCGTTTAATTGTCATTAGAATCACCTTTAATATCCACCGAAGCTATAATTTCAATATAACCTTTGTTGTTAATAATATTTTCATAAGAAAGATTTTTGACAATATAATCTTGATTGTTTATTGTAAACTTATAGTTAACAGGTGGTATTTTTTGCGGATTGTATGGAATTTTAATAGACACTGATCCATCTAATAACGGGATAGGGGAGTTTTTTGTAGATGCAGATGGAGAATCTTTTAATACACAAGGGACTTCATCATTAATCTCATAAATATAATCATAAATCGGTTTGTTAAATTCATCTCTGTCTACCACTACTCTTTGAGGTTTTAGTTGTAATTTAAATATATTGTTACAAAGTTCTCCAATGAGCTGAGGATATATTTTATCTGTTGTTTGTTTTGTGGCTAAATAGACATATCCATCATAATAAATATAATCTCCAATAAAAATTTCAGTATCAGGTAAAAATAAAAATCGTCTTTTTAAAAAAGTATCCATGTCATTTACAATACATGGAATATCTGTACTATCATTTAAAGAAACGTAAACAAGAGAAGGTGAGGAAAGCATTTCGTTTCTGGCTGATATTTTGCTATTCTTCTCTATTGATTGTTTTATATTTCCAACAGCATTCATTCTAGCCTTATAAGCATCGAGCCACACTTAACTCACTCCCTTGTTTTGCAATTTGTTTATATGACGATTAATCAAAGCCCCCGCACTTAAAACTCGCTTTTTAACTTTTTTATGATTATTCTTTAATAAAACTTGTTGCTTTAAAGACTTTAAGTTATTTAATGTTTGAATATACCATTCATCATAAGGAAAATCATTAATAATAGGTTTTACTGTTACAACATCTTCAATCACATCTTCTATATATTCTTCCAAATACTCGTTCCCCTCTTCATAAAGAGGTAATATTTTAAATATTAATTTTCTTATATGAGTTAAATAATCAATATAATCTTGAAACGAAATATTGTATTTGTTCATTTTTTATCAAACCTTTTTCGCAACCTATTTATATTATAGAGATATTTTGTGATTTTACTTTCTATTTCAAGATATAGCTCTTTTCTTAATGATTGAAGAGATTTAAGTTTTTCATTTGGTGAGTATGTTCTATAATCTTTTGAACCTAATTTTTCTTTTAGTAGTTCTTGACGATATATTTGAGTATCTAAATATCTTAATAACATCAATTTTCCAAGTATTTGTTTTTCATCATTATGTAAATCAATATTAAATTGTTTTAATGTTAAATCATAATCATTAATATCTGATTGAGAACTTTGGAAGTCGCTCACTGCTGATAATAACCACGATTCCAAGTTCATCATCAGATCTTTTTCATACATTTCATCTAATTCAAAATCTGTTACTCCAGATAAAAATATAGAATAAATTTCTGTAAAGGGTGTTGCCATTATATCACCCCGTTATACGTTAATCCATGATATTAACGCCAACAGCATTTTTAATAGCGTTAATCACACTCAGGTTATTTAATTGTCCATCTTTGTATTTTTGCTTTGCAATTGTTATTAATGTTTCCATCATAATTTTTGGCATTTTTGGCAATGTGTTACGCAATTTGTCTGGGTAAGCTAACAATTTTTCAATGCCTTCAGCATCAAAAATGTTTTCATATAGTTTTGTATAATTTAATTCCCTAACAGCATCTTCGTCTAAAATAATGATTAATGCGTCAGTAATATGGCGTTTTTGTTTGCTTGCACTCATTGCACGAAGTTCACTAAATGGAACTTCAGCAGTATCCCCATATTCTTCTAATTGAAAAGAATATCCTGATTTTCCGATATATCCATAGCGACCTGTTGTATTGTTCATTACAGTAATTTTATCATTGTCTTTTAATTGGCGTTTTTCTTGTTTAGTAACATTTTCAGTTTTTTCTTCAACGTTGGCGTTTTTTGCATTCACTTTTCTTCTTGTCTGTTTTACTTCAGTCATTTAAATATCCTCCTTTTATTCTTCTAAAATGGGCAATAAAGAGGATTGCTCTTCAACAACCCTCTTTATTATGTATTATTATTTATTACACAAAACGAACGATACCGTATTTATTAGTTAATCCTACAGCCACACCAGCTTTTTGGATAAATGTATGTTCGATTGATAAGTCACCTTTAGTGTTTTGTTCGTCAAGGATAATTGACTCACCTTCTGTAACAATTTTTACAAATTGCTCTCCAGAAGCAGGTAAAATTAATAAGTCAGAGTTAGATAAATTGAATTCATATGTTTGAGGCTTAAATGATTGAGTTAACGCTACTGTTTTATATCCTCGGAATACTCCAAGATGACCAATAGCATTGTAAGTACCTTTATCATCGTTGCTTACATATTCAGGCTTAATTTTAGATAAAGCAGCTTTAGTACCAACAATCATAGCATTTCCGTACAATGCTTCAATCTTAGAACAAATTTCAACAAGTTCTTCTTCATCATAGCTACCAGAATACTTAAGTTCCGCATCAATTTTATCATAACTATATAAAGCATCACATACAGCTTGTGCAATTTGACGTTCGTAAGATTTTACAACTTTATCAACAAGTTGTCCCCAATTAATACGACCTGATAAGAAACGGTAAAATTCATCGTAAATTTTTACTGCAAATGTACCCATTTCAACAGGAAGTTTACCATTATCAATGCGCTGTCTACGAATGTTTCCTGTGCCATCTGCAATCACTGCTACTTCAAATAATTCTGGATTTTCAATGTCAAACACAAGAGAATCACCAAAAGCAATATTGCGAACCTCAGCAAAGTTACCCATTGTTTCTTCAAGTCGGTCATTAATAATAGGAGTAATAGTTTCTTGGATAATTTCAAAAATATCATATTTGTGTTTACGATATGTATTAAAATCAATTTTATCAGTACCAATTGTATCTAAAAATGCTTTACGCAACACTGTATTTGCATCTTGAACAGAATAATTTTGTGGAATAGTACCTTTTGTTAAATCCAAAGCTAAAACTGCATATTCTTTCATTCTCATATTCCTCCATTATATATAATTTTTGTTTTATTAAATTTATTAAACACTTACTACACGTAATAACGCCATATTACGGCGATCATAACCGAATTTAGTTAATTGTTCTACTACAAATTTAGTTCGTTCTGAACCAACTGCCTTTTTATATCCATAGTTAGTAGAGCCTGTATACACATCTCCAACAGCAGGTGTATCTTCAAATAAAGTAAGTTCAACTTGGAATTTGTCTCCTTCAGTTAAATGAAACGCTGTAACAGGTTTTCCTTTCGGTGTCACATAATCCAATTCCTCTTCAAGTGCGTTGTATTTAACTTCAGGAGCTTTTACCACCAGCAATTCTTTATCAGCATCTGGAGCTACAGCTTCCATTAATTCACGACCTTTAGACTCACCTAATGCAACTAATGCGCCATTTGGTAAATCTACTTCAGCCACAACAGACTCAATGTTACCAACAATTGTAGATTGAACTTTATCAAAGTTTAATTTTGCCATACTCTTGTTTCCTCCTAAATTATTTATTATTTTATTTGCTTAAATATTTGCTAAACAAACCATTATATGGTTCGTTAACTATATTTTTATTATCGTTGACAGTAATTTGTACTTTCCCAGTTTCTTTAATTTGTTTTTTGTCAACAGAGAAGTTTTTCTTACCATATAAAGCGAGTAATTTAGTTTCAATTTCTTCAATAGGTAAATCTTTAGACGAGAAAAATACTTCTTCAATTTCCTCTTTGGTTAATTTACCTTCAAATTTATCAATTAAATCTTGCTTTTCTCGTTGAAGTTTATACGCTTTTAATTCTTCAATTTCAGAAGATAATTGATTAATTTGAGATTGCAATTGTTCAACAAATTCTTTAGAATATACTTCTTCAGCTTCAACAGAAGAATTTTCAACGGTTTTTTCGACAATCTCTGCAACTTTGTTTTCTTCTGAATCATAAGAAGAAATAGTTGCTTTATTTTCTTCCGTTTGTTCAAATTCTGCTTCTTCAACTGTTTCAGTAGATTTATTTTCTATAATATTTTTAGTTGTTTCTTGTTGTTCTTCAAAGTTTTCTTGTGTATCCATTGCTTCAAGATTTTCTTCAGATACAGTAGTTTCATTTTCTTTAACTTCTTTAACTTGTTCCATTTTAGTTGAAGTTTCTACTGTTTCTTGAGCGTTACTCTTAACTTTTCCCACTGTATTACCTCCTTTTTCAGCATTAAAACTCAATTTTACAAGAATATTATTAAACTCTTCTAATTTTTCTTCAATAGTTTTCTTGATTTCATTATTAGAAGAGAAGTGTACTAATTCTACAGTGGAGTTTTCCATCGCAGGAAGTACATCATCTCCTAAAAGACATGCTCCAAAAAATGAAAATTTCGTAAAATGAAAAATTCCATTTTCATCAAAATAACCAACATAGTCATCATGTAATTCCATTGATTGTGAAGTAAATTGTTTTCTATTCATAATATCAATAGGATCATCCCATTTAGTCCACAATAGTCCTTCAACAGTCAAATATTCTAGTTCTCTACCAGAATCAGTAACACGCTTTTCCCATTTCGCATTGTTTGTTTCTGGAATAATTCCTATCGCACTACCTTTATAAACGTATTTTGTTTTTCCGTTTTCTCTTTCTAACACTATACGATGGTCACTGAAGTCCAATTCTCCATTAGAATTTTCTTCAATAAACGCCAAAATAGGCGTATTCGCTAAAGTGTGTAAATTTTCATTAACTACTTTTTTACTAAAGTAACTTCCGTTAAAATTTTCTCCAGTGTGCATTAACCAAATTTTAACTTTAACAAATCTAGTATCTTTGCTATCAAAATGTTCTAGATTTTGAAAAATAACAGGAATTCTAGTATTTACTTTTAGTTCCATTCGCCTTTTCTCACCTCCTTACAATGTTTAAATTTTCTTAGCTTCGTTTGATTCATTATCTCTAGTTTTCTGACCGCTTTCGCTAATATCATCTTCTGATTTTTGTGGTCTACCACCTTTATTTGATTGAGTGTGAGATGAACTTAATGGTTGCAAAAGATTGTGTAAATCAAATATTTCATTTTCAATAGTAGCTTTATTTATAACATCTATAGGACTGTATCCTAACGTTGCCATTAAATCAAATATAACAGGCATTCCATATTGAGCCTGTTTTAAGTATTGATCTGCTACATCTTTTTTATTAAAAATGGTTACATCTAAAAATTTGAAATTTAATTTTAAATTAGGGAACACATAGCTTAATTTCTTGTTTACCCACGTTTCCATTTGACGAAGCAATGCAAAAGCTAACTCTTCATCTGTATTGATAGATTTTGACAGCCCAACAGATGTATTTTTATCTGAGTTAAATAAGAATTGAGAAATTCCTCCGTCATTGTATACTTCACGTATTGCTTCCATTACTAAATCATTATCATTTTTATTTTTTTCTATATTTACGGCAGTGATTTCCATTGGAGAAGTAACTACATCTATTCCATCTGGTAAATTAGAGCTTACAGCATCATGGAAAAATTCCATTAAATCAGGATCAAGTAGAATTTTATTTATTTCTCCACTTTTTTCGTCCATTGGAACTTTTTGGTGTAATAACATATAATTATCATTTTTTGCCCTATCTTTCTTTAATTGTTTATATTCTTCCAATTCATAAAGAGAAGGGAACATACCAGAGAACATAGGTAAAGCATATCTTGTTTCGATATTTGTTTTTAAACAAATTGTTTTGGAAGAATCCAACTCTTGCCATCTATAATTATTGTCCTTTTTATATCTGTTATATTTCGTTTTAAATTCTTTAGGATATAAATCCAACTCTTCTTTGAATTTATCAAAATAAGAGAAATCAAATGCAAAATTATAAATACCGTTTTCAATGGACGATACTTTACAATATTTATTATCTAATGGAAAAATAAAATAAGAATCTTTTGTTTCTATTTCATAACCGAAAAAGTAATCGTTTTTATATGCAATTAATGAAGCCTTGATAAATTCATATTTTAAATTCATTTTTTCAATTTGTTGTACAGCTTTAATGAAATTCTTTTTAATTCTTTCTTTGCTTCCAGACGATGTATCTATCGTTAATGTCCATGCATATAACGGCAAAAGAGCCATGTAACGAATAATTATTTTATATGTTGGATTTGTGTCATATAAATAGTTAGATAGAGTGCGTATTTGTTCTTCATATTGAATCGGGTTTTGCAGCCAACGATTTATATCATCCAACGTATAACGAATCATTGGAGATTTGATTTTTGTTTTATTTGAAAACTTCTTTTTACTATGCATATAACTGTAACTTGTACGTAAATTTAAAAAACTTTGCTTAAATTCTTCAGTCATATAATAAGGAATCTGTTTTTCATTCTTTTGTTCTTTTTTATTTTCATTGGACAATTTATCTTATCCTCCTTTCTATACAGAATATATATTAATTAGTATTTACGACCTTTTTTAAATAGGAATAGTTGAAATGGATCGAATTCATGTTTTTTCTTTTTCATCATTTTTGATTCTAAATAACTAATAAAATAATTTCCATACGCAAGACTCGTATATCTATCTTTTCTTTTTCCAGTTTGTTCTTTTAATTTCACATATTTTGGATGATCAACACGTTCTAATAATACCATTTCATTTTCTAATAAAGTTGTTTGAATATAAGGATTTAATAATTCTAATTGGTTTTCTGCACTTAATTTGTTAAACCATTGTTCTTTTATAAACATTTCTCTAGCATCATTTTTAGATATTAATAAACTTAACCGTTTATTAACTATTTTATCTTTTAAATCAATTGCAATTTCACTATTAAACTCTTCAGAAGCTGATACTGTAAATATTTTTTCTTCGTATTCATCTTCTAAATGAAAAGCTCCTAATCTTGGATCATCTTTTTCATTCATTGAATAAAATGGTTGATACTCTTTCTTACGCTCATTATCATACAATTTTCTGCATAAATATGCATATACGGAAATACCATTACCTTGTCTATCCAACACAATATAATCACAATCAAAATCATCAAATAATCTTCTAATAATTAACGCTTGAGTTTCTGGGTGTAATCCTTGATAAGATTCAATATTCAATACTTCTCGTTTATACCTATTACTATTTCTACCTTTTTTAGCAGAAATCAAACTAAATACAGATGTATCGTTTGCATCTCCACCTAATAGCGCAATATCACAACTTAAAATTCTTATTTCATTTTCTTCTTTTTTTATTGGTTTTATTTTATTATTTGGTATTAAATTTTGAATTTCTTTTTTATATATCGGCAATGGAAGCACTTTAATATCTTGCAATTCTTCTGTTTTAAAATATGCTTTTTCACTTTCTCCAAAAAATAAAGTATTCATTTCCATATGCCAACCAATTTCATCAATATCATCTTCTGCAAGTTCGTCCATAATTTGATCTCTATTAATTAAATTTTCTTTTATGGCAATTTGATAAGGTAATCCACAAACAAAATATTTTTTTCCGTTTAACATTGCTTTTATAAAAACTTTATATCTTTCGTATGACCAATTAAATTTGTAATATGCTGAAGTTAAAAATATCTCCTTATTGCGCTCTAAATATTCCTGTTTATTTTTATATTCTGGTTTTTCTAAATATCTAGGCTGTCTTGAAGCAGCTAAAAAACGTCTTAAAACATTTTTATATATTTCAGGTTTAATCATTCGAAATTCATCTAATATGAGTAAGTTAGCTCTTGCTGACCTAGCTCCATCCGTAGCGGCTGTAACCTTAATCCAAGAACCATTTTTAAATTCAACATTAGGCTCATCTGTATTCATAGATGTTCTAATTTCACCTTTAATTTCCCTTCTTAACATTCCTGTTTTTGATAAAGCAATTAATTCTGGTATTTTTTCTGTGACTATTTTCATACTTTGAGATTTCTGTCCAGCTGCAATCACGATTTTAGTTCCGGGCTTCAGAATACAAATTATTACACAAAATAAAGCAGTTAAAAAAGTTTTACCTAATCCACGACTAGCAAAAAATGCAGTATAATTGTAATGCATCATGCAGTATAATAAAATTTTCTGAAAAGGCTTTAATGAAATACCTAAATATTCTTCTGCAAATATATCTGGTCTTGAAATATAAAAAGAAGCCCATTCTGCTACACCTTGCATGAGTTTTTCGGATTTTGTTAAATTTTCTGCTCCTTTATTATAATTACGACTTCTACCTAATACACCAACAAGTTTTTCATTTCTTTTTCTTTGAAAATTTTGATATGAAGCCATAACTATTCATCATCTTCTTCGTTAATTTGATTATTTTTGACTTCTTCAAATTCAATGGTGTATTTAGATAGAGCCTTTTTATATTTTTCTGTAAATTCATTATTTAGACCTTCCATTAAAGCTAAATGACCAACCATAAATGTATCTATATATTCTTTCATTTCATCATCTAATGGTTTTGGAATAGGTCTTTCATTTTCCCATTTTTTAATAAGTGTTCCAAAAGTGATTTGATCACTTGATTCAGATTCTGCGACCTGAATAGGCTTCATTTTAGCGTCATTCATTAATTTACGTCTTGTTTCAATTAAATCAGCTATGTCTTTTTGTGAACCTTGAACTCGTCCTTGTCTGATTTTTTCTATTTCTAAATTAATAAAACAAATATCTTTCATAATCATTTCCATTCCATAATCTGGACATTCGAAACTTGCCAACAATTTCATCATTTCATTTTCTAATATCTCATAATCTTCTTCTAATAATCCTTTTCCCCAATAATTAATAATTTCTTCATCAACATTAACAGGTATTTTATTTATTAATTTTGGAGAATTACGCTTTACTTCTTCGAATAAATCTGAATCTTCATATGTATTATTTTTATAATTTGGCAATGAATTAATTTGTCTTATATAAACACCGTAATCTCCTTTAAATAATTTTTGAAAAATAGGTTTATTTATTAATTTCATTAAACCTTGAAATGCATTAAAACCATGCTCTTCAATAATTTGAGAAACGCAATTTTTACAAATTGGTATTTTGCCGTCTTCAAAAAAATATGTCATCGATGTTGAATAGAAATTATTTTTTGTATATTCTTTATTACATTTTATACATATTTTTTTATTATTCTTTTTAACCACATCCTCACATCCTTTTATTTTACAATGTATGCATTATTTTATATTGTGCAATCCTTCATAAACGTGAGTGAATAATTTATATTTTTTAGCCTCTTCAAAATCTATATACCAATCATTAATTTTTTCTTGATGGGAATCCAAAATGTCTTGTGTGATTGTAGAGTGTTGCACGATATAATTATCATACATTTTTTGTAATCTATCATATTCTTTATCTAATCTTTTAACTTCTTCACGAGTTCCTTGAATTCCGCCTCTTAATTCATGGTACAGTAAGGTAGCATATTTGCCCATATATCTACGTTTTCCAGCTAAAAAAATTGGCAATGCCATTGACATTGCGTATGACTCACAAATTGTATAAATTGGAGTTCTACTGTTTTCTATAGCACTAACAATTTTCCAACCATCATAAGCTGAACCACCATAGCTTGTAACAAAAATTTTCAATGGTTCAACTTGTGAAATATCTTTATCTTTATCTTCAACATTTATTTTATGAATCAAAGGAACAATGTTCTGTATTGTTAAATTGTCAATATCTTCATTCAAATAAATAATACGATTTTCGAATAATTCTCCTTGAATTTTTTCTAATAATTTATTTTCTACCTCTTGTCCAATTAACACATCCATTAACAACACTCCAATCTTTTTGCAATTTATTATTTCTTTTGTCGTTTTTTATCTAAATATGTATTATTTTTATTTCAAACGAATATCATATGTAATAAATTTCCCATATCCATCTTCAAAAATAGTAAAATATGTTCCAGCATTCGCAGTTTTCTTTAATTTCAAACTATATTCGTCAATTCCACAAATAGATGGAACTTGTACAATTTCAATATTTTGTATTCCATTCATAGAAATTGTTTTACTATGCCCATGATGCAAATGACCTGTTCTCAGCATGTGTATTGGTGTATTATATATTAAACTATAATCTTTAATTGATTGTTCCAAATTTTTTTCATCTTGACCATGTGTTGCCAAAATATTTGTTCCACATACTTCAAAATAAACTAAATGTTCTGCATTATATACATTAATTCTTAGATTATCTTTCAATCTTTCTTTGATGTACCAAGTAATAATACGTTCCATGTTTTCATTTTTAAAATCACCACGTTGACTTGAAAGTGGGCGAATTTCAACATGATTACCTATCACAGAACGATAATCAACTGTTACATATTCTGATAATTTATTTAACCATTCACTCATAAATTCGGCAAATTGCATTGTTTGATCAACTAGTCCTAATTGTAAAAATTGCAATTGTGACATTCTTAAAATACCATCAATTGAATCAGAAAGATTTAATACAATTACATGCTGTAACTTCTCTTTTTCAATAATTTCAATTGAATTCTCTAATAGTTCCCACATTCTGCGCTTAAAAATGTCGACATTATACTCAGCTAAAACTTCACCTTTAAGTCCTTTAATAATACCTTCTCGCCCAAAATGACAATCAGCGATATCGATTAATCCAATACGCTTATTATTTGTGTTTCTGATTTTTAATTCAGGAACTTTAATTGGTTTTAAATTTTTAATTGCATTTTCAATTTTTTCATAAATATTTTCAGCTCTTGCTTGTTCACGAATCCATTTGTTTAATTCATGTTTCTCAGCAGATAATTTATTACGTTCTTTTTGTAATTCTATTTTTTTAATTGTTAATTCATCTAAAATTTTTTGTTCTTTTCCTTCTTGAAACTTTTCTTCAAAGTATTCTTTCATAATAGGATAAAGAAATGTAGCCTTACGTAATGTGTCTCTATGTATATCTAAATTCAATTCATCAATAATCTCTTGCCAATCAATATCCTCTTTATGTATTAATTTTCTTTCGATTAAATCAAATAATTTTTCCTTCTGTTCTTTTGTTAGTTTCAATGCCATCTATTGACCTCCGAATCTTTTTTTATTCTTCAATTGGTTCTAAGTCTTGCTCTTCCTTAATTTGCACTGAAATGTGTTTGCCATTAAATTCATCAAGAATCTTAAAAAAATCATATGGATTTTCAGATTCTTTTGTAATTTCACGAATAATCGCTTTTCCTTCATTAAAATTAATTTCTAAAAATCCTTTTACTGTCACGCTATGAATTTTTTTAGCCATAAAATCAATCTCCTTTTACTTTAATTTTTTATTTATTTTGTATTCAAAAAGACGATATTGAGAAAAGAAGGAAAGGAGGATAAAATATTTAAAAACTCAATATCATTTCTTTAAATACAAATAGGGGACTGTTTTAAACAATCCCCGTTTATGTATTAATCTTTATTTTCGACTTTAGCATCTTCAACTTTTTGCTTACGATTTCGTTGCTCCGTTAAACGTGATAATTCTTTAAGTAACGCTTCTGTACGTACAAATACAAATACGGAGCGTTTGTTGTCTTTTTTGTGAGGCTTAATGTCGATTAATCTAAATCCACTTTTTAATAATAGTCTTGCGATTTTAGCACTTCTAATTACAATTGAATTTTCCATCTTATAAATCACCTTTCTCTTATGTATTATTGCTATTTTAAATACATTATAAAAATTCAGCTAATGAAGCAAAATTACTTCTTTCGGTCTTGTCCAATGTAACAATACCAAACATTTTATTGCCTTTTAGTTTTTTAAAAGTATTAATTGCAGAATCATATTTCCTAGAATCATTATCTGTTTGATTAATATCACCATTCATAAACAAATACGAACCTTCCCCAATACGTGAAATTAAAACTTTAGCATGATATGAAGACATGGATTGCATTTCTGTAACCCATACACCACATCTATTAAATGAACGACCACGTATTGATTCAAAATGTTGAACTTCAATTTTATTACTTGCAACCAACATATTTAATGCATCTAAACCGCCAATTTGGTCTGCTAATGGCAGTATCCAAGGTTGCATTTTATCTAACAAATCACCTTTTAAAAAACCTAATTGACCACTATCTTTTAATGGCTCTATGTTCCTAACGAATACAATTTTGTCAATTTCGCCATTGTTTAATTTTTGCATCAAATGAGCAGCGATAATATAATCTTTACCTGAGCCAGCTCCACCCAAAATCATTGCTCCTACAATATCTTTATTTTGTAGTAAATCAAAAGCTAATCGTTGTTTTACATTAATTGGTTTAGTTTTACCCATGAATCTATCTTCAGTAGGCTTGTATTTTAAATTTACAAGTTTTTTACCATCAAAACGTAAAGTATCTATACATTCATATGAAATTCGTCCATATTCATCAGTATGAGGTTTATCTTTATCCCAAATAACTAAATATTCATGCTGTACCATATTTAATGGATTATCTTCAGAATAAATTCTTGCTAATAATTCATTGTCTTCTTGGTTATATTTTGAAATAAATATTTCACGAACTCCTGTGTAAGAAAATGTATCATCTTCAAATTTACCATCTAATTCAATAACATTAACACCGAATGCTTTAGCCTTGAATTGAACATTCAAATCATTACTGATAATTGAGTATCTATTTTTAACACAAGAAGCAACTAAACGATTATCTGTATAAGAATTATCATATTCTTTGCCTAAAATTTCTTCTGCATTATAATCTATAGGATCAAATTTTAACTTATGCTGACTTTCTTTAATATATCGACTTGCTTCACGACTCCTATATGCTAATTCTGAATTCGGTGAATTTTTTAGTTTATCTAATTCACGTAAAGCCATTCCAGAAATAACAAGATTATCGTATTGTTTTAATTCTTCTAAATTATGTATCCATGCGTTCGTGTCAACTAAAATATAGGAATCTTTTGTCATAGGCAATAATTCCTTTCATTTTTTTATGAGAATAAAAAGAGAACAGGAAATACTCCTGTGTTATGTATTATTTATAATTCAAGAATTAAGTTTTTCTTCAAATTCTTTATGTAAATCAATTATAATATCATTTTTAGCTGGAATATCAACTCTTGATTGTTTCTTAGCTTCTTCATCAGAAACTCCATTTTCTTTTAATTCTTTAAGCAATTTAGGATTATAACCCTTACGAGGAGCTCGCTGCTTGTGTTTTAATATACCAACGCCTTTAATATTAACATCATAGCCATTTAATAACGCCATCCTAATTGCTTCAAATACATCTTCAATAAAACTTTCAGCCATTTTTATTGTAATTTTTTCTTCAGCTCGTTTGAAGTGTGCTTTTTTAACAAGATCAATTAAACCATCTTTTTTAATATGAACCATCTTTTCACTCCTTTTTCTCTAAAATCTTTTATTTTAAAATGAAAGAGGGGAAGTAAACACTCTGTCATGCATAAAATAGTGCTCTCCCTTAAAGGAAATTCTTAAAAAACTACATTTTTCTATTGAATTTCAATATTTTT